CATATGAGAAGGGATGTTCTCCGAGTACTGTGCGAATACTGCTTTCATCAACTTAACTGATGCTGCGTACCCTGCAACTGATGATGTTGCTGCATTAGCAATCTCGTCAATGATTTCATTGAGAACTGTCTTATCAAGTTTTGCTGCTACGCCAAAGTCTTCAGTTGCACGAAGCAATTCCTCAGTATCGTGGACATTTACGATTGAGCCTGACTTAACCTTAGTCTGATATCCGCGTGCCAGTGGCTTAGCCACAAGGTTATATTGTGCCTTAAGACCTGAGTTGAATCCCTCAAATAATGCTGCAACTTTTGCGTGCTCATTTGCACGTGATGCAACGCGAGCACCGATACCCTGAAGCGTACGCACTGCTGGCATAGCAAACTTTGTTCGCTCTGAAACTTTACCGCCAAGGCGTTCGATAACTCCTGGACGTAAAACTCCAGCCTGAATATCACCCTTGAGAAGGTATGGACTTAAGGCATCAACTACATCATCAGGAGTCTTAGCATCAGCCAAAGCCTTTGCTACTTCGTGAGTAATCTTTCCGCCTGACTTGCGCCAGATTGCCTTCCAATCAGTAATCTCAACCAACTTATCAACAGCAACAGAGCCGTGACCATTAGTTAGGAAGTCAGCGATAGCCTGATATGCAAACTCTGGACGCTCTAAAGTCTGGTTGATATTAGCAAGACGCTTTACATTGATTTCCCAAGCGGTCTTCTTATCCTTAAGACTTAAAGTTGCATCATTAAGAGTCTCAGAAAGAGTACGAGACTTCTTTGCAGCCTTTAGATTGTCCTTTGCTGCACGAGCACGTGCACCTTCCATAAGGCGCTGTGTGCGCTCACGCTCTGCTACCTGCTTAGCAGAATACTTTTCAGCATCAACTGCTTCTTTAGCAAGTATCTTAGCCTTTTTCTCAAGGTCTTTAGCAACCATAAGAGCATCCTGAGTTACTGGAGTCTCACCAACAAGTGCCTTAGCACCAGATAGTTTTTCTTCTGTTGCTTTGATAGCAGCCTGTAATGAGTCAAGGTCATCTGCTGTATACATTGGTATACGACCAGCCTGAACTGCTGCTGAAATTTCTGTCTTGATTTGCTCAAGTTGCTTGAGTTGCTTATCGAGTGCATTCTGTGCACGTGCTGCAATGTTAGGAGCCTTGTAAGATGCTTCTAAAGCCTTGCGAGATTCAGTCGCTGCAGTTGCTTTCTCAATCAACTGAGCCTTTTCTGCAGCAATAGCATCAAGACGCGCTTGTGCAGCACGGACGCTTACTGAAGATTTGATTGCTGCTTCATTAGCACCAAGGCGTGCAGCCTCTGCCTCTTTAGCAGTGCGAGATGCTGTCTCAACATCAATCTTCTTAAGTGCGTCAGCCTGAGTGCGGATTGCTTGTGCTGAATCGATAGTTTGCTTTTCAACTTCTTCAATCTTTGCAAGACGATTCATTGTATCAGCAGCAGCCTTAAGAGCACCAGCAGCCTGTTGTTGCTCTGCTAACTTTCTAAGTTCTTTAATATCTTTAGCACGAGACAAACCTGGGTCAAAGATAAATGAACCAGCGATGTCAGCAGCAAGCGCAATGTTTGCACCAGCAGCAGACTCTGGGTGACCTAATGTAAAAATATTTGCGTATGCATCGCCAAGGATTGTGCGTGGGCGATAGCCAATTACTTTGCCATCACCATTGCGGATAGCAATCTTTGCAGCACTCAATGATGCTTGACGAGCAGCGTGTCCTAAGCCAGTCTCTTCAGATGGAAAGAATCCTTCACCAAGTTGAATGTCAGGGAACTTGCCCTTTTTAGCATCAGCAATTGACTTAAGGATTACCTGACCAACTACAGTCTGCTCAACTGGTCCAGGAATTGGTTTAGTTGATACAGGTGCTGATTCAACACCAATACCTTTTGCAGAAGCAGAGATACCAAAGTTCTGAACAGCCTGAGAAAGACCAGTTGCCGCTTGACGGTACTCAGCGTTCATCCAAGAAAATGTTGTTCCTAGAACAGATGTTGCAGAGCGTACGCCAGACTTAACTATATCCCATAGTTGACCTCTACCAGAATCTTTGAAAGCCTGAGTCTCACGCTTGATAGCAACATCTTTCTGATTTGCTAAGCGTTGCTCACGGGTTGCAGCATCAATGTTTGCAATGCTAGATGCAACACCTGACTTACCATCTACACCAAGTGCAGATAATGACTGAAGAACGCCAGGAGACATAATGTTTCCTTTTGCATTCTTCTTGATTAATTCTGCCTGAAAAGGATTTACCGATGCGGCAGCAGCGTAAATAGCCTCAGCATCAACCTGAGCCTGAGTTAATACACCTGAAAGTTTCTTTTGGTCAGCCACTAAGCACCCGCTTGTTGTTGCGCTGCATCGACTGTTTCTACTAGGTAACGTAAATCTTCATTGCGTGGATTTTGTGCGTACAAAGCCTTAATGATGTCGACTGATGGGTCACCTTGATAAGGAATTGCAACTGGAAGAGGATTAACTTCTGAACCTGCTCCATCACCAAATGGCATACCGTATGTAATAGGACGGTCAGGGTTCTCGGATGGTGCGTTGAGTGGAGTAATCTGTGGAAGATTCATAGCAGCAGATGACATTGATGCACTTACTGGTGCTGCTGAAGCAACTGCTGCATTGCCTTCTACGCGTTGCTGGTTAGTCGCTTGATTCTGACCATAGGCAAGACCTGTGTAGTCAAGACCTGCTACTCCGCTTTGACCTGCTCCACCTGTTGCTGACACATTAGCAGGATTATTCTGCGGAGCAGTTGGGCGCATACCGCCTCTGTTCTCTGGCGCAGTTGTCATTCTTCCTCCTACTTAACTTGTTGTTCAAGAATATGAAACGGAGCCGAAGTTCCATTGTTGTTGATTGCTGCAATTCTCATTGCATCTAAGACTGTTGCTCCTGCGTGTAATGCACCTAGTGCAAAATCTCCACCTGAGCCAATACCATAAAAGTGATTGTCGCTCATAGCAACTGCAAAGTCACTATCGATTTCAAATAATGTTCCGTTGATACCAATGATGAGACTTAACTCAAACTTGTCATCAGTTGAATCAGAACTTTTACTGAACTCAACACCTGCATCAGTCAATGTTGACTTCAACGATGGTGCGACTTTGTTGATTACAAACTCATAAAGATTTATTTTTGCTTTTGCAGTCAAGAGTGGTGGTTGCCACCCGTGAAGTACTACTTGTAGTGCACGATAATCACCAGCACCACCGATAATGTAACTGCCACGCTCTACTGCTTTAATCATCTCAGGATGCGTATAGACTTTGCCACCATCTGCAACACGTGAATCACTTGCGATAACACAACTATCTTCGTATTGAACGCCAATAATTGTTGTCATTGTCCCCGCCTAAGTTATTTACGTGTTGTTGTAGTTGCTACTCTCGCTGAACCTTTACCACTAGATGTTAGTGATGAGATTAATGTCTGAATGTCAGGACGTTGCTGTGGTTGAATCTCTGCAGCAGTTGGCTGTTGTGGTGCCATTGCTTCGGAAGGAGCGCCTCCTGCTGGAGAAGCGGTGGGAGCAGGGGACGGTTGCTCAACCATAGGTGCTGCCCCAGCAGGAGGAACTGGTTGCTGCGGAGCAAATGTGGCTTCAATAGCGTCTTCCAGGGCTGTACCCTTTTGACGTGCCTTGATAACCGCAGCAATTTTGTTTACGAGTTCCGATGGGTCCCCACCTGATGCAGCCATTTGTGGAATCGCTTGAGTCATAGCAGTTAGTGAACCGAGAAGTGCTGAACGCATATCTTCGATTTCAATCTTCTCTAACTCTTGTGTTACGTTAACTGTGAATGGAAGTTCTCTCATTGCCATATCTCGGCTGATGAGTTTTCCTCCAAGAGCCTGAAGCATAAAGATAAGACCTTGCGCTGGATTAAGACCAGCAAGCATACCGTAGCGAACGTCAGCAGAATAATCTTGCTTGATGTCCTTTGACGGCTTGTATGTAATCTCATAAGGTGAACCTGAATCTACTCCACGAATTGTTTTTTCTTGAGGGAATAGAACTTCGTCTGCTTCAAAGCAAACCTGAATAACATCACGAAGTGCTGCAGCAAAGATTGCTTGTGCAGACTTAACCTGTGTATCGAATGCTCCCATAAGAGCCTGTACACCTTGTCCCGTAACTACTGATGCGCTTACGTTTCCTGTTCGTCCTTCAGGGTAACGCGCTCCAACGCGAAGTTCAGCGTTGAGTAGTTGTGATTCTGTAAACGCACCTTGAGGAATAGATAGTTCCACACGACGTACACCTGCTGGATTGTTGGTGCGGATAACCGCATCTCCACCAAGTTGTAGTTCTTGTACGTCTGAAGGAAGTACGATAGGTGCTTGTACAGATTTTTCTGCTGCTTCCATTGCAAGCAATGCGAAGCGGTTGCGTAGCAATTGAATACCAAGGATGTCGTCAAATTGTCCACGTAGTTCACCGTCAATAGATGGCTTACGTGCAACAACAATCATCATCTTGCCAAGTGGGTTTGATGCGTGTGACAGAATTAAATCTGACTTACTTGGGATGTAGATGATTGACTGGTCTTTGTCGTAGTAGCGAATTAACTCAACCTGTGCTGTTAAATCCTGGTCATAGCCTCGTCGTCCGAGTAACTGGGATTCGTAGTCAGGGAACTGAGATACGAGTTCGCCTAGCGTCATTGCGTATCGCTTTGCAAATGCCACACAACGTCCATAGCGGTCAAACTCTGGGTAAGCACCCACTGGGTTCTCTATGCGGATACGTGGCAGTTTTGCGTCTTCATCCAGTTCGATAACGAACGGGAGGAAACCATATGTGATGTACCAGTCAGCACCTTGGTACATTTGTACTGCAAGGTCTGAGTGCTGGAAGTAGTTCGATGCAATGCGTGTGCGCTTATCAGCGAAAGAACGTGCACGGTCATTAACCGCATTTGCTGCAGAGCAGTTTACTGCTGGCAGTGGTGCCATAACCTCAGAGAGGTCGCGTGCCACAATGTCAATGAAGTTAGCAACTACGTTGGCAGATACACCTTCTGGAAAGAAGTCAGGATAAACATCAGCAATCTTTCCACGGCGAACTGCAAGTACGTCAAGGTTACGCTGGTCGCGTTCTCCGTTGAGGTGGCGAAGAGATTCGACTCTCGCAAACACCTGCTTCATTGATAATGCCATTGTTATCCTATCCGTATTGTTGCGACCACTGGTCAGCGATTGCTTCATCTAAATTGATAGAGCCTCTTTGTGCCCTCTGTGCTCGTGTTGCCCAGCGGTTATTAGTGTAAGAACCAATCCGTGTGGACTGTTGCATCAGTTCGCGGATGCGAATGACTGCAAACCACAGTGCCATTACGCAGTCTGTAGGGTTTCGTGTGTCAGGTTTCCAAGTAATCAACTCTTGAACTAGCGTCTTAAGACCTTCAGAGCCTTCGTTGCTTGGTAGTTCAATCAAGTTGTTATCTTGGAATCGTCCATCTCGTGTATTGCCAAAGAGCATTGCCATTGACGCTACACCGAAAGAGGTGTCCCACTTATTCTTGCCAGTAAAATGCGAGTTCAGTTGACAACCGTGTGATGCAAGATAGTTGCGTAGGTTGTCATCTAGTGCATAAGCCTTCTGGTGTGCGTTGATTTCGATACGCAGTTCTTGTGGCTTATACTTTACGACCCATTCTTCAATGAGGTCTTGAATCTTTTGTGGTGATGGTTCTGTCATATTGACACAATCAAGCACGTAAATCTTTCCATCAGCCTTGTTGTAAGTTACAACTACCGCACCTGTAGCACCTGCCATAGCAGGGTCAAGTCCGATGATGGTGTAGGCACCTTCGATGTAGTTAGGATGTCCAGGCGTTCCAGGCTTTAATGGACCACGCTTACGCATACCATTGACTGAACCTGCAATACAAGAAGGGCTAAAGATTGAATCTTCAGTTACATCTTCTTGCTGATAGACCATAGCCCACACAGATGGTGATACCTGTGAGCGACGTTTGAATAAAGAAGGTCCGTCCCACTTTGGATAATTTCCATTTGGCAACGGGTCATCTTTGTCATTTTCCTGCTGGTCAGTTTCTGCCCACAGGGTTTTCCATTGCTTAGGGTCTTCATCAAATTCTAAAACGGCTGGCATAGCGCAGTAGGTAAAGGGAGCAACTCCGCCTGACCACTGCCCTGGGTCACGCAGCATCTTGTACAAGTCAACTGGTGCCACTCTGGTTCCAACGATAATTAATTTACCGTGTCGACCAAGACGGGTGATAACTTCTTTCTGAAGCCATTCCATCTGCTTTTCCCACTCGTGGGCGTTAGTACCCATCACAGCATCATCGACGATAATCAAGTCAGCACGAGCACCGTAAATCTGAGAACCAAGACCCAAGGCTTGAACCGTAGGGTCCTTCTCGCCAGAGTCGCGTCCTGTTCCCAGGTAAATCATATCTGCCGCCCACTGGGTAGCATCCTTCTGGTAACCCCCATTAGGACCAAAAGCGGTCTGGAGTTTCATATAGGCTGGGTGGCTAAGACGAGTCTTAATTGCACCAAGGAACTTACGAGCCATACCCTGAGTCTTAGAGACGATAATTACTCTAATGTTGGGGTTGGTAACAATTCGATACACAACATAGTTGGTTGTGATGGTAGTCGACTTAGCGTGCTCAGGTGGTACGTTGATAAGAACACGGTCAGGGTCTGATGGTTCGTATGTCATACCCTTAGGCTGCCAGCGGGGTGGTACCCCATCGATTAAGTCTAGCCAGTTCAACTGGTGAGGGAACATCTTGGTATCCAAGAACTGTTCACAGAAGTCAGGGAACGAGATGTCCTTGAGTTCTTTCAGGTCAGCCTTGACCCCTTTACCAGCAAGTCGAGCCTTATCAGCCCGTTCCTTGAAGTCAGGGTCCTGCATTGACCATTGGCGGAAGGTAACATCGTTTCGTCCCACGGCTGCCATAGCAGCGGTAATGGTCGCCCCTTGCTCTAGGAGCAGTAGCATCTTCTCTTGTGCCTCAGCCTTAGAGATGTTTTGTATCCCTGGCTTGCGCCCTCTGTTTGCCATCTGGTGTCCCCTAAAGAAAAGCCCCCAACACCTACAAGGTAGACGCGGGGGTACCCAGGCTTTTCTGCAGCAGTCTCTGGGTCTGTTCTAGTCGCCCTCTGTGAGTTATAAAGCGGTCTAATAACGCTATCTGCCGAACGGCATAACTCTGGCGTTTACTCAACATTTAGTCAGTTAGTTATCTAATTAGTTATAACTAACGAACGAGCGTAGTCCCAAACGAAGCGAGTTCGTTTAGAACTATAATGATGATAAATGATAAATCATTACATATAAGATAACCCGTTGGAAGTACCGAAACCGAACACACGGTTTCCATATATTTTTAGAAAGTGCCCCTCTGGGGGCAAAAGTGCTGGTCAGAGTATATATAAGGGGGGTGAATATAACAGAAAATTATGAGGTAAGACATATATATACACCTGACTCGGTATTAACATACCTCGGGTCATAACATTACACTGACATCTATTTATCTATTTGTCGACATTATCTTATCTGACTTATGACTGTACACATAAGCCCCCCTTAGGGGTCTCATTCTTTTATAACTTTAATTTATAAATCGTAATTCGTAATTAAGTCACAAGAATGTTGCGTAATTCCTTGGACGGTACTATCCCCCCTTTCAATTCCGACGGGGGGCATTCATTCTTTAATTGTCGACATATCTATAAATGAAAATCGGGGAAGGTTCAACAGAGGGCACAGGTTCGAACACCTGTTCGAATAAAATGTTATAAAACTGTGACCATAAATGACCATTATTAGAGTTGACACCTGCACACCTATGCATTAAATTCGCCTTATCGGTTAATCGTTAGCCGTTACCACTTAAGACAGGAGACTTAAGAAATGAAGACAGCAACAGCAACCAAGAAGAAGACAACAGCGGGCGAAATCTTCAAGGCACCTGCACCACGAGTTGAGAATCTATCAACAATCACCAAGGCATTGGAAGAGGCTCACGAGATTATCCGCAAGGAGACAGGGGCACCCCGCGCCACTATCGTGACAGGTCGCTCATCCAAGGTTCACGGACATTTCACACCTTGGACACCTTGGGCATCTGGTGAGGAGACTTTCCACGAGATTTTTATCACCATCGCCAAGCGAGAAGCGCGCGAGATGCTAGGCACCTTATTACACGAGACAGCGCACAGCATCGACAACAAGGAAGGAATCCAAGGCACAAGCGGGGACGGGTACCACAATCAGAAATTCAAGGCTCGCGCCGAGGGATTAGGGCTAACGATTACCCAAGCCCCGCGAATTGGATTCTCGGTCACCACTGTATCGGATGAATGCGCGACACGCTGGGCAGAACCTCTCCGCCTAATCGAGGAGGCACTACGCCTCACAGCCGACAACGACGGAGGCACCGCCAAGCCTAAGGG